GTAGCAATAAAACTTCCCTACGTCTCCGTAAAGTTCGGTGAAATTTTTAAACCGCAACAAAGCGGACGGTACCTGAAACGATACCAATGTTTGCGTATGTTTGAGTCAATTGCACAATAAAGGCATCAGTCCCATTTGCCGTAACAAACAGGCTAGCACTCAAAGTTCCTCCATTTGCTGCTGAACCAGCAACATTTGCTGTCTCCTCTCCAATAGGCTTTGTACCTGCAGAGTAAACAGAGACCCCATTCTTCAATACATCCAATTGGGTGTCATTGTTCACGTCGGAGGCAGATCTTAGACTTACCACCGTATCAAGGAGATAATTTCCAGCAGGTGGCACAAATGAACCGGCTGTGTTAACCACGCCAAGTCCATTCGAGTCCACTTTAGCCGCAAGAAGGTTAAAAGGAACCGTACTTGCAGCAGGAGTTTCAGCTCCAGTGCTTCGAAACATACCAACAGTCACATTCGGAATCAAGGCTCCTTGCGCAGGATTCAAAAGTGTTGGCTTTGTGCAGCGGAAAGTGTAACGGGCATGCAGTTCACCCACTATATTTCCATTTGCTTGACCGATTGTACAAACCCAAAGGTTGCCACCGTCAAACGTCTTTATATCCTCGTCAACTGGGATGGGACCAGTCCGAATGTACTTCGCATCCGAACGATTAACCGATGCACTGTCTGTGACTAGTGACATCTTCTCGTATGGCATATCATCCACACGATGCATAATCTCAACCTGCTGCTTGGTTGTTGGGGCGGGGTTACCAGCATTATAATCCATTGCCAAAATAACTTTACCGCCTTGTCCTTGAGTAGCAAAACCCGATACTTCTGGTTTGTAGTAATACTCACACTTGAGCTGTTTCCATTCAGAATACAGCGCTGCCTTGATCGATCCTTTTGGGAAAGTACCAGACAGACCGGGTTGATGCGGAAACTTAGTTGCTGTGAACGCAACTGAGCCATTTATATCCGCAACAAACTCGTCAAATGTAATGTCCTCACTCAAAGCTCCACCTGGGCCGCGATTTGCGACCCGGGGAAAATTGTTGGGTTGTTTTGGTCTCGCAGGGGCACGTAGGCCCATACGAGCCGCAATAGGCACAAACGGACGCGGAGGGCGGGGGATGAACTTCGAAAGGGGTGACCCTCTCATAGGCATCGCGCTTCCGCTTTTGACCGCGTTGATCGCTTTGTCGCGATTCGATTGCGCCTTGCGCTGTGCTGCTGAAGGCTTGTTCTGCATATTGTTTTTGTTGTTTTTGTTGTTTTTGAGATAACTTTGAATCTCCTGAAATTGTGTCGAAACACACACGCCGTAGCGTACCTTGGCTGCTGCATTAAGTTCGCCTAAGGTCATCTAAAATTTCAGGGTCAGGAACGTCCCAACAAATATGGGGGTCTAAGTAAAACTGCTCAATTTCTAAGTCAGTCTGAAGAACTCCCATGGCAGTCTGCCATTCTTTGTTGTTACGCATGGATTTCCCGTATCGTTGTATAAGTCTCCCTATATGTTGTTTTAGAGCTATTTTTAGCGGCTCTGAGAAATACCCCACTGTTAGGAGTACTGCTGCGCGCGCAAGGGACATAGAAGGTATTATCCTTCTTGTCCAACCCATCGAGCACCGGATCTTGTCAGTGCAAGGATAGGGTACGAAATAGCCTTTATGTCTTTTTGTATAGGAGCCGAGATAAGTAACATCCTCAATGTTACGTGGTATGGTACTGAGCGTACTCACGTGCCACCCATTCTCTTCGTAAACTCTACGAATATTGACAAAATTATAACGCGGAACCATCTGGTCCGAAACGCTAATAACAAAGTCATCTCCTTGTTGGAGATCGCGGCTATGCTCTTCGAACAATGCCACGGCTTCTTTGTAGGTCTTTCCACCCATAAGCTTAAAAGCTGCGTACACTTTGCGGCGCTGGTTAATCCAAGTTGTGGACATAGCGGTATCTGGTGACCCGCTTTTTGTCCCATTGGGAACCAACCAAACGCATCCATTTGAATCGACCACATATGAAAAAAGTTCTGTTGAAAGTATGTCAAAACATAGTGATCTAAACTCCTCGTCGCTTGTAAATTTATCTAAATAACTACACCTCCACAAGATGTAATCAGTTTTCTCGTGATTCTGGATTTCTCCATCACACCTATCAATATCGCCATCGAAGAAATTGGGCAATTCATTGAGCCATGACATTATTTCATGCCACTTTCTTCCAAAAGCACTGAAACCCACTGTATGTCGTGTGGTAGTTCCAAAGCTCTTGTTAAAAGCCTGCGTCTGACGCAGGAAAACTCGATTGAATATGTAATAATACGCCTTATTTGAAGCAGTAAAAGTTCTTACCTTATTAAGGGCAATCTTCTCTGCAGGTCGTAATTCTTCTTTGACTTTTGAATTCCAAAGGTTCACAAGTGCTTCCCGCAATTGTTTGAATCCTCCAGAACCGAGCTTTCGTAGCTCATCAGTATGTTCTTCAAGAAATTCGTACGTATCCGAACAGCTAAAGAAGGGGGGTCCTGCGGACTTTGTCCCATCCATTGCTGTTATAACCTCTTCATGAGTTGCATCCTGCACTCCAAAAAGGAACGGTCTATATACTGAATCCAAGTATGAATATGCCCAGTCCCATTGCTGGTCCTTGGGCGAAAACCTCTGTATTGTTCGATACTTAAGCATACTTTTTACTTCCCCATCTTGTGTGAAAGTTGCCATTTTCCAAGAGTCAAACCAATCATCAGGCCATCCAAACATCTGCTTGGACACCAAGTACTCGGGATCAATGCGTGTGCGTTGTCTCTGTCTCGCCTGTCGTCCTTTGACACTATATATAGGCATAAAGTTGCTTATTAGAGGTAATGTAGACGCTGTTACTATGGGGTCGGATTGAAGGAGCGCGTCATAATTTATGCTCCAAAATTGCTCGCCCGACCTTGCAAACCCGCTCCAGGCGGGTATCATTGGCCTTTTAAACGGCCCGCCTCTTTTTGAATGAGCGCGGAGGGAACGAAGTAATTAAACTCCGGTTTCCTTTTGTCGTCTGAGCCAACGTGGAACCCAAGAAGGGCACCATCTGATTCAGCAAATATCGGGGCGCCCGAGCACCCGTCAATTGCTGGTATGGTATGAGCTACCAGTTCCGGGTCAACCTTAACTGCCTCACCGTGGTTAGCAACCACTAAGCGAGTGTTAGGATTAACAGTAAGCATGGAGATTCCTTCTCCTGGTACTGCTGCCCGAACATTTGGTTGAACAGCCATAGCCGTAGATTTTGGCAAAGAGCAAATTGCCCAATCCTGTTCCGAATTGGACTTCAAGATTTCCCACTCTGAACCAATCATCTGATTTTGGTGAGTTCCTGATCCCGCCTTAGCAACGTGTTCCACAGTCCAAATTTGATTACCAAATTGGAATCCGTGTCCCTTGTCAGTTTTCGTATCAACGGAGCTAACAAAGGAATAGAATCGTCCTTCGTTACGGGTTTTGCCCATAAGCGCTTCTGGCTTGTGGAGTTCAGAAGCCTTTTTAGGGGTCTTCTTCTTTTCTTGAGGTTTTGGCTTTTCAGCTTGGGTTTCCTCCCCCTCTTTCTTTAATCCTGATTTATCCTTAAGGCAAGCCAAACACTTAAAGCCGTGTTTTTGAATAACTTTCGCATTCTTCTTGTAAACTTTAATCGGCAGTGTGATAACCTTCTTACAGGTTTTGCAAGTTTGATCCTTATGGGTCAGTTCTTCCACAGCAAGGTTAAGAGACTCGGTTTTCTTAACTTCGGGTTTAGGTACAAGTACTTCCAGTTGAGATGCGGCAGACTTAATATGTGTAGGGCACAAATTCGATTTCTTCCAAGCGGGTTGTTTACAGAAGAGGCACTTTACAGGTTTCTTTTCAGATTCCTTGTGTCCTCCCTGGTCATCATCCTCATCTAGTTCATCTTCTTTAAAAGCTATCTTGCGTCGTTTTCCGGACGCATCGACAGTAAAGATTGTGTCTCTAGGATCAAGTCCATCGTCAACTATAGCATCGTAGCATTCTTCGTACTCCTCTGAGC